GTATATTAGAACATTGGCAAAATGAAGTTGATGGATTAAAAAATGATCCTGATGCACTAAATGAGTTTTACAGACAATTCCCTAGAACAGAAGAACATGCATTTAGAGATGAAACTAAAAATAGTATATTTAACTTAACTAAAATATACGAGCAAATAGATTATAACGAAGATATATCAGGATCTTTGTCAGTTAATACTGGTAGCTTTCAATGGGTTAACGGTATTAAAGATTCACAAGTTATATTTTATCCAGATCCAAAAGGTAGATTTAAAGTAAGTTGGATACCACCTGCTCATTTGCAAAATAATGTTATTGAACGTAATGGTTTTAAAACACCAGGTAACGAGCATATAGGAGCATTTGGCTGTGATAGTTATGATATTTCGGGGACAGTCGACGGGCTAGGTTCCAAAGGAGCGCTTCATGGACTCACCAAATTTTCTATGGAAGATGCTCCTCCTAATCACTTCTTCTTAGAATATATTGCTAGACCTCAAACCGCTGAGATGTTCTTTGAAGATGTTTTAATGGCATTAATATTTTATGGTATGCCAATACTAGCAGAGAATAATAAACCTAGACTTTTATACTATTTAAGGCGTAGAGGTTATAGAGGTTATTCTATGAATAGACCTGATAGAAGTTGGAATAAACTATCTTCAGCAGAAAAAGAGATTGGTGGTATACCCAACTCTAGTGAAGACATTAGACAAGCTCACGCAGCTGCTATTGAAATGTATATACAAGAACATGTTGGTTTAAAAACTAATGGTAATTATGGTAGTATGTATTTTAATAGAACATTAAATGATTGGTCTAAATTTGATTTAAATAATAGAACAAAGTTTGATGCTGCAATAAGTTCTGGTTTAGCAGTTATGGCTTGTAATAGAAATTTATATTCACCAAATGTAAAAAAAGAAATAAAAAAAGTAAATATTAGTTTCTCAAGATATGAAAATCAAGGAAACTTTTCAAAAATAATAAAATAGAAATATGGCTGAATCAGTTACAAAAAGTTATTTTCCTAGCCAAATAGCTAGTGATCTTGAAAAAATGAGCCTAGAGTATGGACTAAAGGTTGGTAAAGCTATTGAGAGCGAATGGTTTGATAAAGACTCTGGTTCTAATAGATATAGAAGTAATGAAATAGATTTTCATAGATTAAGATTATATGCTAGAGGCGAGCAGTCTATACAAAAATACAAAGATGAATTATCAATAAATGGTGATTTATCTTATCTTAATTTAGACTGGAAGCCAGTACCTATTATACCTAAGTTTGTTGATATAGTTGTTAATGGTATATCTGAAAGAACTTTTGATATAAAAGCTTACTCACAAGATCCATTTGGAGTTAGTAAAAGGACTAAGTATATGGAAGATATACTTACAGATATGAGAACAAAAGAGTTAGATGCTTTTGTACAAGAAAGTTTTGGAATAAATATATCTAACTTTAACGAAGAAGAACTACCAGATTCAAAAGAAGAGCTAGACTTACACATGCAGCTAACATATAAGCAAGCTGTTGAGTTAGCTGAGGAACAAGCAATAAATACAATATTAGAAACTAATAAATATGAATTAATTAAAAAAAGAGTTAATTATGATTTAACTGTTTTAGGTATAGGTGCTGTTAAAAATACGTTTTCTAAATCAGAAGGAGTTAAAGTAGAATATGTTGATCCTGCTAATTTAGTTTACTCTTATACTGATTCTCCTTATTTTGAAGATGTTTATTATGTAGGTGAGGTTAAGTGTATACCAATAAATGAATTAAAAAAAGAGTTTCCAAACTTAACAGATGAAGATTTAAAAGAAATATCTCAACAACCACATAATAACAAAAAAGGATATAGTAGAATACATAATAACAGTCGTGACTTAGATGTTAACCAAATAGAGGTTTTATATTTTAATTATAAAACATATATGAATGAGGTTTATAAAGTCAAAACAACTGGATCTGGTGCTAGTAAAGTTATAGTAAAAGATGACACGTTTAATCCTCCTGTTGAGGTGTTAGATGAAAATTTTGAAAAAGTTTCAAGATCTCTTGAAGTATTGTATGAGGGAGTTTTAGTTATAGGAACTAAAAAACTTTTAAAATGGGGTATGGCTAAAAATATGATGAGGCCAAAAAGTGATAATACTAAAGTAAAAATGAATTATGGTATTGTAGCTCCAAGAATGTATAACGGTAGAATTGAATCTTTAGTTAGTAGAATAACTGGATTTGCCGATATGATTCAGCTAACTCATTTAAAGCTACAGCAAGTAATGTCTAGATTAATACCTGATGGTGTTTATCTTGACGCTGATGGAATAGCAGAAGTTGATCTTGGTAATGGAACAAACTATAATCCACAGGAAGCTCTTAACATGTTCTTTCAAACTGGTAGTATTATAGGTAGATCATTAACATCAGATGGTGATTTAAACAGAGGTAAAGTACCTATACAAGAAATAGCAAGTAGTAATGGTGGAGCTAAAATGCAAAGCTTAATAACCACTTATAATTATTATTTACAAATGATAAGAGATGTAACTGGTTTAAACGAGGCTAGAGATGGTAGTACACCTTCAAAAGATGCTTTAGTAGGTGTTCAAAAACTTGCGGCAGCCAACTCAAATACAGCTACAAGACATATATTACAGTCAGGTTTATTTTTAACAAATCAACTTGCTGAGTGTATATCTTTGAGAGTATCTGATATAATAGAATATTCTCCAACAAGAGATGCTTTTATACAAAGTATTGGAGTTCATAATGTTGCTACTTTAGATGAAATGTCTAATTTGCATTTGCATGATTTTGGAATATTCATAGAATTATCACCTGATGAAGAAGAAAAACAAATACTTGAAAATAATATACAAGCGGCTGTAGCTCAAAAAGGTATAGATATTGAAGATGCCATTGATCTTAGAGAAATAAAAAACATAAAACTTGCTAATCAATTACTTAAAATAAGAAGAAAAAAGAAACAACAAAGAGATCAGCAAATAGCACAGCAAAATATACAAGCTCAAGCAGAGGCAAATGCACAAGCACAGCAAGTTGCCGCACAAGCTGAAGTACAAAAGCAACAATCATTAATTCAAATAAATAGTGAGCTTGAAAAGTTAAAAGGTCAAATAGAACAACAAAAGCTTCAGCAAGAAGTAGCTTCTAAAAAAGAACTTATGCAACTAGAGTTTCAAATAAATATGCAATTAAAGCAAATGGAAGTTGAAGCTCAAAAATCAAAAGATACAGTTAAGGAAGACAGAAAGGATAACAGAACTAAAATACAAGCAACCCAACAGTCTGAATTAATTGATCAAAGAAAAAACCAAACGTCACCAAAGAACTTTGAATCATCGGGTAATGATGTAATACAAGGTGGCATTGGCTTAGGTTCATTTGAGCCTAGGTAATTATTTTTTTAAATTTTTATATTATATTATATCATGGCTAAGAAAAAACAAGAACAACAAGTAGAAGAAACAAAACAAGAATCAACAGTAGAAGACAATAAAATTAGAATTAAAAAACCTAGTTTTAAAAAAAATACTGATGAAGTTAAAAAGGTTGACCTCAGAGAGTTTAATAAAACTAAAGAAGAGGTGATTACTAAAGAAGAAGAAAAACAAGAAAAGCAAGATGCCGTTCAAGAGTCAGAAACAGAGGAATTATCTGTGGGCAACGAATCCACAACTAGCGAAGCAGTGGGAGAAAAAGACACCCAAAGCGAAAATAGCGAAGAAGATAAAGAACAAGTTTCCAAAAATGAGCAAGAGAGCGTTCTCGAGGAAATAACTGAAGAAGAAGTTCAAGAAAAAACAGAAGAACTAACTGAGGAAGTTAAAGAAGCTGTAGAAGAACAACAAGAAAAAGGAGTTGAGCTACCTGAAAACATACAAAAGGTAGTTGACTTTATGAACGATACTGGAGGAAGTCTAGAAGATTATGTTAGACTAAATCAAGATTACAGTAAGCTAGATGATAATTCATTATTACTAGATTACTATAAACAAACAAAACCTCACTTATCAAGTGATGAAATCAATTTTTTAATTGAAGATACTTTTCTTTATGATGAAGAAGTTGATGATGAAAGAGAGGTTAAAAGAAAAAAACTAGCGTTTAAAGAGCAAGTTGCCAACGCTAGAGCCCATTTAGACGGGCAAAAGTCTAAATATTATGAAGAAATCAAAGCTGGTTCTAAGCTAACGCCTGAACAACAAAAAGCTATGGATTTTTTCAACCGTTACAATAAAGAGTCAGAGAGTAACAACAAGATAGCTGAAAGGCAAAAACTTACATTTCAAAATAAAACTAATGAAGTTTTTTCTGATCAATTCAAAGGTTTTGAATATAAGGTCGGTGATAAGAGATATAGGTTTAACGTTAAAAATGTTGATAAAGTAAAAGATACTCAAAGTGACATTAATAATTTTGTTAGAAAGTTTCTAAATAAAAATAATGAAATGTCAGATGCTAGAGGTTATCATAAATCTTTATTTACAGCAATGAATCCAGATGCTATCGCAAACCATTTTTACGAACAAGGTAAGGCAGATGCAATAAAAAATAGTATTGCAAATTCTAAAAACATTGACATGGACGCGAGACAAGGTCACGAAGGACTTGTTGATGATGGCCAAGTTAAAGTAAGATTGTTAAATGATGATACTTCTCCAACTTTTAAGTTTAAATTAAAAAAGTAAAAATTAAAATTAAAAATTATGGCAATTACGCAATCGGGAAATAATGGAGTTCCCGCACCTAATAAAGTAGCTATAGCATCTAACTATTTAGATTTTGCTACAGCTGGACAAGCAAACTGGTCACAACAATACCTACCAGATCTAATTGAACAAGAAGCAGAAGCTTATGGAAAAAGGACAATATCTGGATTCCTAGCTCAAGTAGGAGCTGAAGAGCCAATGACTTCTGATCAAGTTATTTGGTCTGAGCAAGGTAGATTACACCTAAAGTATGCTGGTAAAATTAATGGCACAAGTTCATCTGTAGCTATTGATAATTTACCAACAGGTCATGCTCTTAGGGTTGGAGATACTGTAGTTATCAGTGGTAATGTTAGTGATATAACTGTTAAAGCTCATGTAACAACAATAGCTGCTAACGCTATTACGGTTGCTACTTATACAGCAGCTCACTTAACAGGCGCTGGTTTTTCAACTGACAATGAAGATGTTGACATCTTTGTTTATGGTTCTGAATTTACTAAAGGTACTTCAGGAAGATCAGAGTCTATTAGCCCTCAGTTTAAGTCATTCAG